GGTACATATCCAAATCTTGATGCTATTATGGATTGGATGGATGCCAAGAAAATACCTTATGGCAGTCAAAGCGAAAAGGTTTCAATAGCAGGTAGAATAGCGAAAAGAATACAAATGGAAGGTAGTCCAACAAAAGGTGCTAAACAATTTTCATTTAATGGTTTTAGAACAGGATTTATTAATAGAGTTGTTGGAAGTAGTGAAAGACATTTTATTAATGATATGCACAATGCAATAGGAAAAGACATAGATAATATATTTAAAAAATTACCAAAACAAATATAATGGCAAGAAAACAAGAATCAGTATATAAGATTAAAGTATTAGGTATTAATGATATTAAAACACTAAATACTGAGATAGATAAATTAAACAACAAATTTGATGACCTCAAAAAAGGCGGTAACGATACTACAAATACCACTAAAGGTTTTGGTGTTGGAATAGCTAGTTTAGCAAAAGGTGCTGCTGCTGCTACTACTGCTTTAGTTGCTTTTGGTAAAATATCTAAAATTGTAACACAACAAATCAAGCAAGGTGTAGAGGTGTTTAAGGGTTACGAGTTTGAAATGGCTAAAGTAAGAGCTATTACAGGTGCTAGTGATAAAGAATTTAGAAAACTAGATAAAACAGCACAGCAACTTGGTCGTTCTACATTCTTTACAGCACAACAAGTAGCAGCCTTACAGCTTAACTTCTCAAAACTAGGGTTTACCTCAGCAGAGGTTTTAAAAGTACAGGAAGCAGCATTAACTGCTGCAACAGCAACAGGTGAGGATTTAGCAAGGACAGCAACTGTAATTGGTTCTACCGTTAGAGGTTTTGGATTAGATGCTAGTGAGGGTGCTAGAGTAGCTGATGTTATGGCTGCTTCGTTTACAAGTTCAGCATTAACACTTGAGAAGTTTCAAACATCAATGACAAAGGTTTCTCCTGTTGCAAAGCTGCTAGGAATGGACTTAGAAGAAACAACTGCTGTTATGGGTGTGCTTACAGATGCAGGTATTGAAGCTTCTATTGCAGGTACATCACTTCGTAATATATTTCTTAAACTTGGAGACCCTTCTTCTGATTTAGCTAAATCTATTGGCTTTACAGTAAACTCAGGCGAGGATATGGTTCGTGAGTTTAGAAGAATGAGAGATGAAGGTATAAATGTAGAGAAGATGCTAAAGGTCGTAGATGTAAGACAGGTTGCTGCAATATCTACAATGATTGAACACATTGATAAAATAGAAGAGCAAACTGAAGCGTTTAGAAATTCAACAGGTGCAGCAAAAAGTATGGCTGATATTATTCAGGCTTCCCTACAAGGCTCTATATTGAGGTTTCAATCAGCACTTGACGGATTAAGAATTGTTTTATTTGAAAAAGTAGCACCCGCATTAACATCGACAATAAATGCTTTAGCTAAGTTTTTTAACATTATTGCTAAGGGTGCGGAAACCCCAATGTCCGAAATGCTTGAGCAAGACAGGTTAAAATTAAGAGAGTATGAAATTGAATTAAAAAGTTCTAACACATCTCAAGAAGATAGAGTTAAAATAATAAAAGAACTTAAAAGGTTATACCCTGATTATTTAAAAGACTTAGATGCTGAAAAAGCAACTAATGTTGAGTTAACAACAGCTTTAAAAAATGTAAACGACCAACTTGCCAACAAAATACTATTACAAAGAGAAAACGAAAAGATAGCTGAACAAGCGGAAGATGAAGCAGATAGATTAGCAAATGTTATAGAAAAAGAACGTGTGTTAAAAGGCTTGATGGCTGACCTTGTTGATAAACAAGGCTTTGTTATTAAAGAAAATGTTAGCCTTATAGAACAGGGTGAAGATATAATTGCACAACTTGATAAAAGCTATAAAGAACGTAATATTGGTGGTAGACCGCAAGAGATAAGAGATGTTGAAGATGCTGTTTACTTTTTAGAGGGTGCAGAAAAAAAATTAAATGAAGAAGTTGAGAAAGGTATAAAACTTACCGAACAAAGAAATCAACTAATGGAAAGGCTAGGTATTGAGCCTGAAGAAGTAATTACTCCAACACCAACAGCAACAGGAATAGAAGGAACTCCAACAGGTGATGATGATGCTAAAAAAGAAGCTAAGAATATTAGTGAAGTTATGTTAGCAACTCAAGAAATTTTAGCTGAAGAAACATTTAATTTACAACAAAAGTTTTTAGATGGTGAGATTACAACAAGAGAGCAGTATAATAATTTGCTTTTAGAAAAACAAGCAGAGTTTTTATCGGAAGGATTAGCTTTAGATATTTTAACAACTGAGGAAAAAATGAAGTTGACTGATATGCTTCACAATGTTAAAATGCAGCAATTAAAAGATGAAAAAGATGCAGAGATTGACCGTATTCAACAAATGAAAGAAACAGGCAAACTGTTGATGCAAATTGGTGAAGCGGAAGGAGGAAACAACAGAATAAAAGAAGTTGGTATTAAAATCACTCAAGCTGCTGCTGTTGCTGAGGGTATTAGAGGATTAATAAATGCTGAAATGGGTATAGCTCAACAAGCTAAATTACCTTTTCCTGAAAACTTAATCGCTATGGCTGCTACCGCAGCACAAGTTGCTTCTATTATTGTAAATTTAAAAGCATTTTTAGGAGGAAGCGGTGGTCAAGGCTCTGAGCAAAGTAATACTCAACAAGTCGGAAATCAATTCGCAGAAGGTGGATTAACAAGAGGCGGTATGTTTGAAGGTAATTCACACGCTAACGGTGGTGTTAAGTTTAGAGTTGGTGGAAGAATACACGAAGCCGAAGGTGGTGAAGCAATTATCAACAAACGTTCAACATCAATGTTTAGACCTGTGCTATCAGCTATAAACAGTTACAATGGTAATGGTGTTAAGTTCGCTGACGGTGGTTTACTCAATAGTGGAGAGAAGTTTGCGATGGGTGGTGAGCTAAGGTCTGCACAACAATTAATTAGCGGTGGAATGGGTGCTTCTAAGGTTGTAATAGTGGAAAGTGATATGACAGAAGTGCAGAATAGAATATCTGCTATTGAAAGTCAGGCTACTTTTTAATATATTTGCGTATGATAAGACAGAATAGTGCTGAAGTTGTAAATGAGTTTATAGAGCTTATCTACAATGAAGTAAAGGCTAAATACTCCGAAGATGCAGGGATAAAGAATGTCCTAAACCATCTTTCGGAGAAGGGTCTTATCGAGCCAAGAAAGCTAAGAGATTATATGATAATAAAAGATTTTGACAAGGTGTTGGAATCTAACAATGGCAACTACACATTTACTTATATGGATATTTCAATTAAGTATGATGTATCAGAAAGAACCATTCAGAATATTATGTATAAGCACAAACGCAAGTTCAACAAAGACTACAACATTAGATGATTGCCCTCTTTCTGCGAAAGATATTAACTATTAATAATTAATTTTGCAAAATGAACAAATGGTATTCAATAGAAAACAAAGCAGATAATTCAGTAGAAATATCTATCTATGATGAGATAGGTGATTACGGAACATCTGCTAAAAACTTTATAGAAGAAGTAAAAGCTGTTGGAAATGCTGACATCACATTACGCATCAACTCTGTTGGTGGTAGTGTATTTGATGGTCTAGCAATCTACAACACTTTACGTTCTCATAGTGGATATGTAAACATTAAGATTGAAGGTTTAGCTGCATCTATATCAACTGTTATTGCAATGGCAGGAGATAACATTGAGATGTCAGAAAACGGATTCTTTATGATACATAATCCTTTCGGACAATCGGCAGGTGAAGCAGGAGATATGCGTAAGACTGCTGATTTACTTGACAAGATAAAAAATGAAATTATCGAGATATATTCTAAGAAATCAAACCTTTCGTTTGAAACTCTTTCTGATATGATGGATAAAGAAACTTGGTTATCTAGTCAAGAAGCAATGGACTTTGGCTTTATAGATACTATTACAGAGCCTATGAAAGTTGCTGCATCCTTTGACCTTTCCAAATTTACTAACGTAAACGAGAAAGAGGTTAATGATAAATTAAGTTTAACTAATAATAAGAAAAAAATGACCGAAGAATTAAAAACTTGGTTCAACGGTGTTAAAGAGGAAATCTTAAACGCTGTTAAAGGAGAGGAAGTTTCTACTCCTTCTGAGGAAGTTTCTATTTCTATTTCTGATAATGAAGTGATTGTTAACAAGTTCGAGGAACTTGAAGAAAATGCAAAATCTTTAGCAGAAGAAAAAGAAGAATTAGCAGGTCTTGTTGGAGAAAAAGAAAGCGTTATCGCTAACTTAGAAAACAAGGTTGCTGAGTTTGAAGCTAAATTAGCAAAATTAGAAGCTACTGAAACTAATGTAGAAGCAGAGGCTGACCCATCAATCAATGAAAGTGATGTTGTGGTGAACGCTTGGGATGCTTTTGCTAAATCAATAATGAAATAATTAATAAAAATTTATAAAAATGAGTTTACAATTAACTAGTTTACCTACTGTTGAGCAGTATGATGTTAACAGAGCGATAATTGAGCCTATCTTTATGGGTCAAGATTATATGCAGTATATGGAGATATTACCAAATATCAAAGGTACTACTGTAATAGACAAATTCACTCAATTAGGTAAAATCACAAAGGCTTTCACAAACGGTGCTTTCGTTGCTGAAAACGTGGGAGATAAAGGTGCTACAATTACAATCACTCCTTCAAGAGTAGAAGCTGAGATTGAATTTAGAGCTAACGAGCTTTTCAATAAAATGAAAGGTCAATTAATGAGAGGTCAGCACGATTTCGATAACATTGATGGAACTGTTGTTAAAAACATCCTTCTTGACTTAATCGGACAAGGTGTAAAATATGACTTCAACCGTCAAGTATGGTTAGGAGATGTTGATTCTGCTAACGCTGACTACGGTATTTATAGTGGTATATTCCAAGCTGCTACCGATGGTGGTGCTACTCAATTAAACGCTATCGCAGAAATGACACAAGATGAAGATGCTGTGTTAAAAGGCGGTAATGGTGTTAAAATCCTACAAGGTTTATATGATGCTGCTTCTCCTGAGTTATTAGAGGCAGGAAATCACGTTTTCTTTGTATCAGGTGATATCGCTGACGATTACATGGCTTCAACTCTTGAGGCTTCAGGTTACGCAGCAGCAGGTTACGGTGCTTTAGTAAATGGTGTTCCACAATTAACTTACAGAGGTATTCCTCTAGTAGTTCGTAGAGATTGGGATGTTCACATTTCTGCTGACTTCGCTAACATCAATGGTGCAAGTGCTGCTAACGAAACTTATCGTGCAATGCTTACTACTAAAGATGCTTTCGTTGTAGGTACTGACTTTGACCAAAACTCAGTTGAGCAATGGTATTCAAACGACAACAAGTCTTATCGTTTCAGAGTATCTTATATGGTTGGTGTAGCGTTGAAAGATGCTAAATTAGCTGTATTCTATGTTCCTGATGCAATAGCATAATTTGATTTGATTAATGGGGGATGAAATACTCCCCCTTAATTTTTAACTTTTAATATATTAAAAAATGGCAATCGAAAATTTAAGTATAGCACACACCGATTTAGAAATCAGAGGTGGTTTGCAGTATGTAGGTATCGGTCTATTAAACGATGCTTCTGCTGTTATCTTTGACAATACAGGTGCGCATACTGTTTCATATACTGCTGCTTCCGCTTTAGAGTTATTTGACCTTAAACAAGGTACAGGTTCTTTATCTACAAGTGGTTCAAAAGAAGGTGGAACAATTATGTTCGAACATTCTGTTTCTTTTTATGTTCCTAACTGTTCTTCTGCTCACCTAAGAGCTTTAGAATCAATGAGAAATGAGCATATTGTAGTTGTATCGCAAGATTATAACGGAAACAAGTATTGTATCGGTCTTTCTGAGGCTTACGGTTTAGAGGACAGCACTTTAGGTAACGTTCAAATGTTCGCAACTCTTTCATCTATCGAAGGTGGAACAGGTGCAGCTTTAGGTGATGAGAATGGAGTAACAGTTACTATCACTTGTATGTCAGGTGAACTTCCAAGAGTATCTGCTAACACTCTTACTCTTGACACTTCAGCAGGAACAATGACTTTATCATAAACTAACTAAAAAGGATTGAGTTGGTGCATTTGCACCTTCTCATCTTTTTTATTATACTTGCACTATGTATAAATCTAAATTAAACAAAGGAACTACTTTCTTTGAAGGTTTCAAAGTAAGTTGGTCTAAAGCAACCCAAGCAGAACTAAAAAAGGTTTATGACTTGGGATTTACTAATTTTGTAAGCAAAGAAGATGCAAAACCAAAGAAAACCAAAACAAAAGCAGAAGAAGAATCAAGTATCGAAGCCTCAGATAAAGAGTAGTTTCAATACTAAATATGCTTTTGTAAATTTATCTACCCCTACGGTAGATAGCGAGGTTAAGGATTTAGATAGATTAAGAGAGGACTTTATTCCTTTTGGTAAAGATAATTTATTCCCACAATACTTAGCTGAATTAAAAAGGCAATCTTCAACTCACAGGTCTGTATTAGCACAGAAAACAACCTTCACAACAGGTGGTGGTTTTTTAACTTCTAACGAAACTTTAGCATCTTTTATAGAAGATGTTAACGCTAACGGAGAAAGTTTAAAGGATTGCTTTAAAAGACTTGCTGATGACTATTACACTTATGGTAATGCTTTCTTAGAGGGTGTTGTTTATGATGGTGGTGTAAACTTTTATCATAAAGATGCTGCAACAGCTAGAGTTTCTAAAAATAAAAAATATGTTTTCTTTAATCCTGATTGGTCAGATTATAGAAAAAACAAAGAGAAAACTCAAAGAGTACCAATTTATCCAAACGTATCTAATAGCAGATTTATTATACACTATAAGGATTATGAAAGTACATTTAACTTTTATGGTTTACCTGATTATGTAGCTGCACTAGAACACATAGCAATAGACTATGAGATTGGTAAATTTAATCACACATCATTTAAAAATGGATTTAGTCCTTCCGCTATTGTTACCGTTAATGGTGATTTTGGTGAAGCAGAAGCGGAGAAATTTGTCGAAACTGCTAAAGAAACATTAACAGGTAGTGGAAACAACTCAAAGATATTATTCCTTGTAAAGAACGGAGAGGACAGTAGAGGTACTGATGTTCAGATTATAAGTAACAAGGAAGATGGTGATTTCTTAGATTTACAGAAATTAACAGACCAAAACATTATTACTGCTCACAGATGGCAACCTGCCTTGAGTGGTATTGTATCGTCAGGAAAGATGAACAATACAGGTAGTGAGATTAGAATAGCTTATGATTTAGCTATGTCAACAGTTATTAGAGATACTACTAACATCTTACTAGAGCCTATAAAAAGAGTAATAATGCAAGAAATGGGTATCGACACTAGCGACCTTGCGGTAGCTTACGAACCACCTATTTCATTCTTATCTGATATAGACCCTAAACTAGTGTTGACTATTGATGAACAAAGAGCAATGCTTAATAAGGACTTACCTAAAATAGAGGGTGGGGAAATGCTTATATCAGACCGACAGACAATCAGAGTAGAAAGAAACGAAACACAGAACTAATATGGCAAATGTAAGACA